AATCCAAACGGATCTGATTCCAAAAACATACTCATTAATACACGATGGGACCTAGCATTACGCATGGTTAATAAAAATTTATTATAAACTGTAGCATATTCGGGTATGTCACTAGATGGTTCTTTTTCAGAATTATTAAAATGCCTATTAAGCCATTGATCAGGATAAATTAATTGTGTGTTATACTGTACCCTATCTACATACCAAAGTTTGCTTATAAGCGAAACATTTTTACAGTTATCAAATCTTAATTTATTTTCTGAAAGTAAATTTTTAACTTCGCCTGATCCACTACAAACAAATTTAAAATTATTAAACTTGTTAGAAATACTTTCTATAAAAAGATGATTGTCATGGAAGAATGGTTCAGTACTAGTATATAATATTATTATAACATTTTTATCTGCAAGGGTTAAATTATATACTTCTTGTAAAAAATTTTCTACTCGAATACCAAGTTCTGTAGGACCAAAATATTTGTTCCTTCCTTCATGTGATAAAGGTGTACTTTGATAATCTATAGGAACAATTATATTGTTGTTTTTAATTTGCGAAATATCAAAATTATTAACTACATTAAATTCATATTTACAACAAGTATCTAATTGGCAGATAGTTTCTAAGGGTAATAGGGGTTGACTTAGTGTCAACTCGTTAAATTGTGTACCTTCAAATTTATATAAAATATCAAACATATTGTCTCTGGCGGAGAGGGAGGGATTCGAACCCTCGGTACAGTAAACCCGTACTCTTCCTTAGCAGGGAAGTGCTTTAAGCCGCTCAGCCACCTCTCCGTTCTAAATATTTATCGGAGTTAAATATGTATTTAATTTTTTTACGATAAATAATAGCATGTATTACAAACACATAAACCAAGTACATATAGAAGTAACAGACAGATGTAATGCAGAATGCCCTGCTTGTCCAAGATCACATGGTGGTGGACAAGTTATGCCATATGTAAAAAACCAAGAATTAGGTCTAGAATACTTTCATATACTTGGTCGTGATTTTATTTCCCAAATAAGTAAATGGAACTTTTGTGGCACAAAAGGAGATCCTGCATCAGCACAAGAACTTTTTGAAATATTAGATTTTATATTAGACTGTAATCCAGATGCAGAAATAGATATTAGAACTAATGGTGGTGCAAGAAACGAAAAATTTTGGTCAAGGGTAGGCTATAGATTCAAAGGCACTAGAGGAAGGGCTCGAGTAGTTTGGAGCATAGACGGTTGGGGCGATAATAACGAAGTTTATAGAAAAAATGTTAAATGGGATAAGTTGTATGCTAATCTTTTAGCATACATAAAAACTGGTGCTCAATCAAAATGGGAATTCAGTAACTTTGCTCATAATCAACAAGATGTACATTTAATAAGAAATTTTTGTAACAAATACAAAATCGAATTATTTGAACGTGAACCATTTGGTTTTGAGTCTGTGAATACTGAAAGTAATGTTGTATACAAAACAATGCCAGTATACCAAAAAGTTAAAGATGTTAATAATAAATTAGACAGCGATCTTGCGTATACTATTAAGCCATATGGCGTTAAAGAAGAAGATTTAGTAAATGAACATAATGAAAAGTACAGTTTGTCTAAATGGAAACCAGGTTTCTACGATTTAGATCAATGGCAACATTTAAAAAATTCTAATGTAAATATAGACTGCATGGTTAATAATGAAGATAGGCACGAAGTGTTTATGGATTCAAATGGTATGATATTACCTTGCTGTTTTACTGCTTCTAAATATGTGATGGGAGATGAGCAATTAGTAGGAATGTACGGTCCATACGAAAAAGAACTTACAGTTACAAAAGATAATTCTATTTACGATGTTCTTAATCACAAAGTGTTTACAAAAATAATGCCTGATGGTATGTCAGGTAAATTAGATGATAAAGCAGGTTACTGTGTAACATGTGTACAACATTGTAAGAATAGAAATGCAATTATAGACAATCCTGATGTTCATACAGGAGTTGGCAGTACTACACCTGATTAATTCTGATAAATAGTACATTATGCCAAGAATCAGTTTATGGAACCCGATAAAAACGAATGACTACAAGTTCACAGATAGAATTGTAGGCGAGCATATCTATGCGGGCGGTACTGGTGTAAATGTACACAAATACATAGGCGTAAATGTAGCAGACGATGGCTCTGATCCTACTAGACCTTCTGCAGAAGCAGGCACTAACAATGAAGTTTTTATTCAAGACTTATTATTTCTAGAAAACAGAGATAGAAAATACGATAAAGATATCTATGAATTAAGAGGTCAATATAATATTGCAGAAAACGATGCATACGATTTAACACAATTTGGTATGTTTTTAGCAAATGATACTTTGTTTATGAACTTTCATACAGAAAGTATGGTAGAAGCAATAGGCCGTAGACTTATGCCCGGTGATGTTTTAGAACTGCCGCACTTGCGTGATGATTTATTACTAGGCAGTGATGAAGCCATAAACAGATTTTATGTTGTTACAGATGGTAGCAGACCAGCAGAAGGATATGATCCACGTTGGTGGTCACACTTGTGGAGAGTAAAACTAGGTCCTATAACAGACAGTCAAGAATACAGAGATATACTTGGCACTGGCAAAGAAGAAGGCGACTTGCGTAACTTAATTAGTACCTATGCTAACGAAATTAATATTAGTAATAAATTACTAGAACAAGCAGAAAAAGATGTGCCATATGATACTCAGTACAGAGATACAGCACATCTATATTTTGATGACTCTGTGCCTGACAAACCTGGACCTGGATTAGATTTCGGAGGAGCAGATGGATTACCTATAAATGGATTAAATATTGTAGGCAGTGGGTCTACATTTCCTACAAGCGGTACCAGTGACGGCGATTACTTTTTAAGAACAGACTTTAGTCCAAATAGATTATTCAAAAAATCAGGAACACGTTGGCTTAATGTCAGCACTGATAATACTGGTGTTTGGTCTGCGGCAAATAGAATTTTAAGTACATTTATAAACAACGATAATATTACTTCGGTTAATGGGGCTACAGAACCAGAAAGAGTAAATTTAAGCAAAGTTGTAAAACCAAAAACGGATAACTAATGGCAGGCAAGAATTTAGATTATTGGTACGACGAACAGATTAAAAGATATCTGATACAACTTGTAAGAGTATTTTCTAATTTTAAAGTTAGAGAATTTACAAAAGACGGAATAAATTATAATCGTGTACCAGCAAGGTATGGCGATAGTAGTAGAATGGTTGCAAGTATATTGCGTAATAATTCTGAAAACGTTATTAATAGTGCACCATTTATTGCAGTTACAATACAAAGCATTCAGCCAGCAAGAGATAGAACACATGAACCTTTTTTAGTAGACACAACACAGGTTGCAGAAAGGGAATATGATGCTGATACTAATACTTATAGTAATACTCAAGGTAACTTATATACTACACAAAGATATATGCCGGTACCATATAACTTAACCTTTAATGTTGATATATGGACAACTAACACAGATACAAAATTACAAATTTTAGAACAAATTTTTGTTCTATTTAATCCAAGCATACAATTACAGTCTAATAGCAATCCGCTAGATTGGACAAGTGTATTTGAAGTTGAGTTATCTGATATATCTTGGAGTAGTAGAAGTGTTCCTGCAGGAGTTGACGAAAGTTTAGACATTTCATCATTAACATTCAATTCACCCATTTGGATAAGTCCACCAGCAAAAGTTAAACGTCAAAGCATTATACAGCAGATAATAGCAGATGTGCATTCAACAAGTAGTATTGCAGATTTAGGCTACAGCGAAGATTATGCAGATTTCTTTGGTAATATTCCTGATACATTCGAAATAATTGTTACTGCTGGAGATTATAAGGTTCAAGTCACAGGTAATAGTGCAATCCTAATAGATGAAAATGAACAACCAATTGCTTGGTCTAATATAATAGATCAGCAAGGAAAATTATCAGCAACAAGTTTGCTAAAGTTAAACATAGGTAACGATAGTGATAACGATCTAGGATTATTAGTCGGCACAGTTACATCGCATCCTACATCTCCTACAACATTAATATTTAATTTAGATGTAGACACATTACCTACAAATACTATTAATGATGTAAATAAAATTATAGATCCTCGTGAAAATTATCCAGGTGATGGCACATTAGATGCTGTAGCAACTGGACAAAGGTATTTAATTACTCAACAAATTACTGCATCAGGCTACCCAAATTGGAATGTTGATGCCGATGAAAACGATATAATAGAATATAACGGCAGTAACTGGATAGTAGTATTTGATGCTAGTTCAATAAGCGAAGAGCAATATGTTAAAAACACATTTACTTCAAAACAGTATAGGTGGATAAACAACAACTGGATAAGTAGTTATGAAGGAGAATATAATCCTTCCTTTTGGAGATTGACACTTTAATGACTACTACGGCGGCAGGAGTTGTATTTCTTGCTAAAGACACAGGCAGATGTTTATTACAACTTAGAGAAGGCAACAAACGATTTAATAATACCTGGGGGTTTTGGGGAGGTATGATTGAAGACGGAGAAACTCCTTACCAATGTATTACTAGAGAACTAGACGAAGAAATTGGGTTCGTTCCAGAACTACAAAAATTAAATCCCATAGACGTATATCAAAGCAAAGATAAAAATTTTTACTATTACAGTTTTGTATATGTAGTCGACGAAGAATTTATTCCTTCACTTAATTGTGAAAGTGCTGGATATGCCTGGATTGATATTGGAGTTTGGCCTAGGCCTTTACATAATGGTTCACATATTACTCTAAATAAAAACGGTGGAACAGAAAAACTACACACTATTCTTGAAATTCATTCTCGATAAATATAAGTATGAGCAAAGGCGAAATAATCGATTTTGTACTATTGCGGATAACCACTGAACTAGACAAGTTCGATAGAACAACTACAATTCCACATACACTACTAGAAGGTGCTATAGAAATAGACGAAATAAAAGATATCTATTATGAGAAGTTATCTTCGAAGTATCAAAAAATATTTGATAAACTCTATAAAGAGTATGACCAAAAACTTGGCGAAAATATTGGTTCAGTAAAAAAAGCAATGAAAAACGATTATGCAAGTGTAATAAAAAATTTTCGCACAGAACATGATAGTTTTAGATTTAAACAAGTTATGAATTCATACCGTCCTGGTATAAATCCTGTAAGAGCATTATATTACCAAACACGAGATGTTGTACGAAGATATAACCCCGAACATCCTTATCATTACTGGTTAATAGACTTAGTTACAGATTTAGAATTTAATAATATTTTATTAGATGCTTTAGCAACTGATGTTAAAAAAATCGAAAAGATATTAAAAAGATATTATTTTCCGTTAATTAAACACAGCAAAGGAGTGCCATTAGAATTGTTTCATGCAAAGCAACAATTAAAAGATTTTAGGCACTATTATTTGTTTTTTAGAAGTATAAAAGATTGGGAGCCAGACGAATAATTAGTATATTTTTCTTACGTCATACCCAACAGGATTTACAACTCGTATTTCGTGTTTAACACCTAATAAGTCTGTAAAAATTATATGCTTAGTTGTGAGTTTCTTTATTTTTTTAGCACGATAAGTTTTAGGAGCATCGTTTTGTATTGTGGTCCCATCTTCCAGCATTCTAGTTTCGCCAGGGAAGAAAATGGTTATTTCCCATTCTTCTCTAATAAGTGTGCGCCACCAATGTTTAATCTTAGACCAAATACTGACCTTTATTAAAACTTCTTCTTCTTTTTGCTGTATTTTGTTCTGTGCCATAGTAGTATTTATCACTTACTAGTCTTTCGTTCTACTCCGTCCCATTCACCTTTAGGCATAGGTTGTTTTATCCTGTCTGCATAAAGTTCTGCTAATGTATTATTCCAGTTGTGCTCTTTAATAATTTCTATTTGATTTGCACATTCGGCCCATGCTCTGTTTTGATAACTATCAACCATCCTATTTACAACTCTTGCATACTTATGGTCTTTTAATATAGTGTAAATTGTTACAGGTGCTGTTTGACCTTTGACTGCAATTTTGTCTAGCATTGTTAAGTTTTCTGGAGTTGTGATTTGGTTTAATGTATGCTCTGTAAACATAAAGAAGACACCATACTCTTTTGTTTGTGCTTCTAGTCTTGCCGCTAAGTTTACACTATCACCTAATACTGTGTAATCAAATCGTTGGTTACTGCCCATATTACCTACTACTGCATCGCCTGTATTAATACCTATACCGACACCTAACTCCATAAGTCCGTCTTCTTTAAGGTCTTTATTAAGATTTTTAAGTTCTACTTCCATTTCCTGTGCTGTCTCTATTGCCAACTGAGCATGATTATCTACATCAAGTGGAGCATTCCATATAGCCATTAAGGCATCACCTATATACTTGTCTATTGTTCCTTCTTTACGCATAACTAA